CTTGCGGTAGTCCCAGGTGACGGTCGCCGAGTTGGGGGACTCGCCGGTGATGAGCACCGGGGGTTCACCCTCATCCTCGTCGCCGGTGCCGACCGTGGCGAAGCTGACGCCCGCGATCAGCGAATCATTGGTTGTCCGTGAGGCTTCCACCGACAGGTTGTTGTCCTCGGCGATCTCACTGAGCCCGCGGTCATTGCCGTCCGCGGTGGCCCACCCCAGCAGGTCGATGCGTTCATCGAGCACGTCGACCACAGTCTCGGGCCAGCCGCAGATCACCAGGGTGTCGCGTAGCTGTGGCGGGATGGCGATATCGAGCTGTTCGACCACCTGCCGAGTCTCGTAGTAGGCGTACTTGTTCCTGTTCGCCTTGCGGGCCTGGGTGAGCTGTTTCTTCAGCCGCCCCAGCACGCGCTTCTCGTCGTCGCTGAGCCCACGCACCTTGTTGATGAGCTCGGCGTCGGACGGGCCGTCCACTTCGGGGTACGTGAGGGTCATACGATCACAGCCTTCGCTCGGGTCTTCGTTTGCTGGCCAAACCCCTTAGCCAGGGCGTCCAAACGTGCAGTCCAGGCCATAACGCCAGCGTATGCCGCGTCAATCTTGTCATACGACTCTGGATAACTCTTATAGATTAGATACCCGCTGGCTACCTTGCGCCGCCGGGCATTGAGGAAGTGGCGCGTCATCGCCATGCTGCCGTCATGGCTGAACTCACCCGGCGGGGGCAGGTGTTCCCACTTCTCGGCGACCGCCTTGTCATACAGCGTCCACGCCTCGCCGGAGGTGGCGATGGCGACCCGGGTCCGTTCGACAAACTTGGACACCACAGCTGTTTTGCCAGACGGCCACACCATGATGGGGTGGTCACCGGATGCCTTGACCCACAGCCTGCGGCCGTAGGCAGCCTCCCACTTGCTGATGAACTCGGTCCACCCGTTGGGGTCGGCGTAGAACCCGATGACGTTCCACCGCTCGAACGCGGTGCGCACCGCGGTGTCCACCAGCAGCACCGGCGGTGTCCATCCCTTACCGTCACGGCCCGCCGGTTGCTCCCAGACCCCGAGCTCGAACATGTGCCCGGTCGCCACGTCACAGCCGACGAGCGCGGTGGCGTCAGCCTTACCGCGCGCACGCCCCTGGGAACCGTCGAACCCGAGCACGATGGCTGCGCCGTCTGCGGGCAGGCCGCGGTCCGGCCGGAAGCACCCCTTCCACTGTGGGGAGGTGACCCACGAGTCAGAGTGATGGGTGATCTGGTTGAGGAAGTCCGAGCGCGAACGCTGAATGTCTTGCGCGGGATCGTAAATGACCGAGATGAGGCGGTCCAGGTTCATGTGCCCGGGCTTGCACGGTGGCTTGTGGATGACACACCCACGCTTGTCACCGCTGGCGTCACCGTAGGCGAAACGCAAGCCTTCCAATAGTTTTGGACGCTCGTCCAGGTCCAGCAGTGCTGGTGCCTCGCGGTGGTCGTAGTAGAGCGAGTCTTCCTGCGCCAGGCCCTCGGCGATCATCTGCGCGAAGTGGGCGCTGCGCTCGGCCACGCTGTCGTCGCCGGGCATGAACGCGTTCGGCGACTCCAGCACGGTGCCGTTCACCTTGCCCGCGTTGGCGCGGATGATGTCGGCCAGGTTGTGGCCGCCGTTGGCCTCCACCCATTCCTCGGTGTTGTGGGTGAGGTGCCCGCCCACGCCCGCGGCGAATAGATGGTCGTCGGACTCCACGGCAATGCACCGCACCGGCACGCGATCCACTAGTTCGATAGAGGTGATCGTCACCCAGTCCGGTCCGCGCCGGTGTTGCCTAACTCGGGCTACCTTGCGCGGCAATCGAACCGGAATGAATCCATGCCTCGGGGTGAAGTCGACCCGATACTTACCGCCCTCGGTGTAGCGGTCATCGACCACCCACTTGGATCCCGACGTGACCTGCCCCAGGCTACGTAGCAGTCGGACTAGCCCGTCCGCCAGTCGGCGATTCGTGTTCACGAACGTACACGCTCCCGCCTTGGTGACATGGCCGTCCGCGTCCATCAGCCCCTGCACTAGAGCGGTGCGTTGTTCGATGGAGCCGGTGAAATACTCCTCGGGCACGTGCTTGTCGCGATAACTTGGGAGAGACTGGATGGCCTTGGCGGGCTCCGGTCGTTCCGAGCACGAGAAGCCGCGCGCGCGGGTGAAGGTGAGGTTCACCGCACCGCCGTACAGACGCGGCCAGCTCTCCACGCCGATGCCGGTTAGTGCCGCCTGGGTGTCAGCCAGATCGGATTCACTGACCGTGATCTCGCACTTACCTCGCGTGCCGTCGCCCAGCCAAAGGCCAAGCAGGTATGGGTGAGCCACCAGGTCGGCCTCGGGGAGCTGCTGGGGTGGCGCAACGGGCACCCGATAGAGGTGGCCGTCCAGCATCTCCTCGGTAGTGCGCACCCCGTCATACTTCGTCGGCCAGCCGACACGGCGCGATTGCCACAGGTGTCCCGCCGACGCCACCATCGAAGTGCCGTCCTCGAATGTCACCCGGTAGCAGTCATGGTCCAGTGACACCGGCTTGGCCTCGCTGATGCGCACCGGCCTGCCGTCCGACCCGTAAATCCAATCGCCAGCCTCCAGGTCGCCCATCTGACGCCAGCCATCCGGTGTGGGTATGGGTGTGTCTAGGGCTAAGGCTTGGTCCATCACCGCGAACAGGGCGCGGGCACCCTTGAGCGAGCGCGCCGACGACGCGACCTTCTCGATGCGCCCGCGCGGCAGCTGGACGAACGTCTGGTTGACCTCGATGCCGGGCAGGTAGTCGTGCACCGGCGCTTCCTCGCGCAGCATCTCCAGCAGCGGTGCCCACGTGTTGGCGGTCTGCTTGTCCGACACCGCGGCGATGTGCACCAGTGGGGTACGGCTGTCGCGCCACGGTCGGCCGACCGGCTGGCCGGGAGGCAGGTCCAGGCACTGATCGCACGGCCCGCCGTCGTAGCCGCGCTCACACGCCTCTGGGTCGCTCCAGTGGCTGAAGACGACCGGCCCGATGGCCTCCACGAGCGCCATCGCGGCCAGCAGTGGGGATTTACCCCAGCCACGTGGCCGACAGAGCACACCGCGGGCGTAGAGCCGTCTTCCGGCCTTGTCCAGGGCGTACCACTGCAGGATGAACTCTTCCTGCTCGCGATACAGGACGAAGGGCTCGTAGTCGGCGCAGTCCGGCCGCGCCAGATTCTCGGTGATCCAATCGATGACCGCATAGCCCAGCGTCGGGATCTCGCCGCGGACTGACGGCTTCCAGGGCATTACTTCACCGCGGTGAGGGGTCCGCGCCGGTTGCGCGAGGTGTTCCCGGCCGGGGGCTCTTTGCCCTGCTTGCGACGCTCCTCGGCTTCGTCGGCGGCGACGATCTGGATGCGCTGCTTGAGCATGTCGTCGGGGGTGATCCCGAACTGGGTGAACCGCTGCCGGGCCTCGGCCGCCCACTTCGGGTCAGACAGGCTGGCGTCGTCCACCATGATTGCGCGGGCGAGCATGTCCCACTGGGCCGCCTGCAAACCTGCTGCGATGGTGGGGAATTGGCCAAGGTTGCGCCAGAAGTCCAGCGTCTGCGGGAAGAACTGCTCGTCGGTCATGGGGTTGATGGCACCGACGAGGTCGATGAGTGATGGTTGTGGCACCGACTCGGCGGTGTAGGTCTGCATACCGGCGCGGCGATCCGCGGCGGCTCCGGCGCGGCCATGTGAGTGGCCCTTGAGCTGGTCGGGGTGCTTCGGTCTCCGCGGCATGGCAACTACCCTCGTCGTTTGAGTCCGGGATGTCGCTCTGGCTCCAGTTTCCAGGCGTTGGCACCCCGTTGAGCTTGCTCCTGGGTATGCCTATTGTGACATGGCGAGCAAACCAAACGAATGTGCTGCGGGTCGTTGCTGACGGACTGCGGGCCGCCGGACTCGGTAACCCCGTCCTTGCCGGGCTCGCCGTAGTGGTCGTACTGCAGCTTGTAGTCACCCCGGCAGACCCCGGGAATGCGCAGCTCACAGTAGTCTTCGCCGGTCGGGGAGGTCTCCCGGGACCGGGCGCGGATGAACAGTTTCACCCGCGCGGGTATGTGGGTGGAGGGTCGGTTACGTTCCCAGCTCATGCCTCACATTATGGCGATGCCGGACCCCCAGCGGGCTTTGCCGGGCAAACCCTCGCGGACACCGAACCTGTGGGCGACGCGCTCGCGTTGCCCGAACATCTCGGCCTGGGCATGCTCGGCGACGCTCGGCAGCGCGGCGTTGTGGTCCACGATGGACGGGTTGCTGTAGAACACCGGGATCGCCTCGTGCTTGCACCACTCGGTGATGGCTTCGTCTATCGGCTTGGCCAACTCACTGTGCGCGGCCGCCACTGCAGGTAGCATCCCGCCGCCCGCCTCCCGCCCCTCGTGCGCGGGGCGCTCGCCGACGAGCCAGTCCGTGCGGATCGCGACGGCGACGGCGTGTAGCAGCGTGGTGCACGCGATGTAGGGCTGGTTGGTGGCCACTGCGCGCCGCGCCTTGTACTGCCACTGGGGTGGCCGCCCCTGGCCCAGGTATAGAGACACCACCGGGCCAGGGGCGTGAGTCAGCACCTCGCGGAGCTGTTGGTCAAAGCCAGGGCACAGGATAGCGTCATCCTCCAGCACCAGTGACCAGTCGGTGGGCTGCCGGGACAGATGATCCCATGCGCGCAGGTGGTTGGCCGTGCACCCCATCTGGACCGCATCCACGAACACGTAGGGGTGCAGGTCGGGAAGCGCATCGTAGAGCTGCGCGGACAGATCCATGTCGCGCTCCCTGGTGGTCACGATGGCAGCGGCGATGTCCGCGGTGATGTTCACTGCTGCTTGCTCCACTTCTCGAATCGTTGCAGCCAGATGTCGTAGTCGGAGGGGAAATCGAAATCCTCTGTCCAGTCGTTGATCTCGATGAAGTGGTCATACATCTCGTGGTGCATCGGCTTATTCAGCATCGCCCGGTACAGCTCCCACCCACCGACGCGGCCCAGCCTGCCGAGCGAGTGGGCACCGGCTAGCCAGGTGATGCGGTCGGTGAACCACTGCTGGTCGCGCACCGGCACCGAGTAGGCCCAGCACTCGCCGTACTGGCCGCCAGTGAACGCGCTCTCGCCGGGGCGGCAGAACAGTGTCCACTCGCTGACCGGCTGGGTGATAACCGGGATGGCCTGTTCGGTGAAATAGCAGTCGCCGTAGACCAATACGGAGTGAGTACCCTCCCACAGTTGGCGCGAGGACCAGAACTTGTCCATGTCGCTACTGAGTGGGTCGACGGTCATTGTGTAGCCGGTGTGCCTGCGGTACCGCTCGTCATCCCGGGCCACCACCCACACCTCGGGGACGTGCTGCTTGAGTAGGCGCACGGTGCGGTGCAGGATCGGCTCGCCGTCCACCTCGATCAGGTGCTTGGGCACATCCATGTACTCACCCCACCGGCTACCCTCACCGGCCGCCATGACAATGGCCCGCTGCGGACTACTCTTGACTGGCATCAGTTGCCTTGCCTCTCAATGATTTGCACGTCTACTGGTTTGGTGATGCGGTATTCGCCCGAGTGGGCCACCGCATTCATCTCGCGGAAGCACTGCTCCAGGTCGTCGCAGTCGACGGGCTGCCACCCCTCGGATGGGTAGCGCATCCACACGGTGTAGGGCTTCACTTGTGCCTCCACAGGGCCTCTCCGTTGTCCTGGTATTTCTTGAACTCTGTCGTGATGCTGGGTCCGGTGCGGAAATTCATTGCGCGAGCGGACATGTTGAAGAATGTCATCTCGTGTAGCGCGTCGGCCTGGGTGCGTGCCCAGTGGTCGTTCATCCGCATACACAGCTCCATGACGGTGGCCCGGTCGCCTCCTACCACTCCGCAGTTGAGTAGTGGCAGGCGGGCGTTGCGCCGTATCCAGTCGGTCTCCATCCGGCCCGTCTTGCGCATCCACTGGCAGCCCACGCTGTGGGGTTCCCACCCGCAGTACAGGATTCCGTGCTCCATACCCTGCCAGGGGTCGCGCAGTTGGACCACGTCGGTGGCGTCGACCAGCCATACCCACTCGACCTCGCGGTGCCGACGCAACCACTGCCATTGCGACAGCCAGCGTTGACGGTAGGCAGGTTCCGGCGCTTCCACACGCTCGTAGGCGAAGCCGTTGGCGTTGGTGGACAACCAGCAGTCGTTGAGTACCACCAGTGCCCCTGGCTCTTGGATGGACGCCGTCAGCTTGGCCAGGGCCTCGGTGTCAGACTCCAGGCGGACCCCCCGCTGTGGGTCTACCTGGCCGGTGAAGTAGGAGGTGAGCACCACGTTCGTCATCGGTAGTCCACGAATTCTTTCGAGTCCGCAAGGGACATGCGGAGTTTGGTGTTGCGCCTGATGAGCTGTTCACGTTCGACGCGTCGCATCGAGCTGAATGACCGGGCCACCGCCCAGTGCTCGTCGCCAGCCCAC